CCAAATTTGCGTCAAGGTTTCTTCACTGGTATCAAATGATTTGACCAGTTGTTCATCACCAATTTCTTTCCTAAGATATTCATTAGTGTTGTTGTACAGAGGAGAGAAGTAGATTCCCCTCTGATGTTCGGTACGGATAAGTTCTTTTGGAATACCTAACTTACCATACGCAAAATTTAATGTACGATTTTTGTGGTCACGCTTAAGTGGTAGACCTTTTTGATTCTTGGCTTCCCACCACTCAAAATATTTACGTGTATGATTCTCTTTAACCCAATCATAAATCATTGCTCTGGTTTTTCTGGACGGTTCAAAAGCAACCGAACCACTTGAGAAACCCATTTTATTCCAATGTTCAAGGCCATCATACTGTGATAGGCCATTTGATTTAGTGTTACCATAAAGAGAAGTAGTTGTAACTCCGACAAGAACATCATCATATTGTCTTTTCCAATCTTTTTGTACTGTATCAGCGAGACACAATAGTGCCAACAATTTACCACCCATGTAATTAAAGCCTAATGGTTGTAATGGTACGATAGTAGAACCGATTGCAGTATGATTAATCATACCTTGTTGTGTCTTAACATCTCTCGGCCAACCGATTGCGGTGTCTCTAGGAGTCAAGTCCAAGAAGTCGGATGATATACAGATAACACCAAGATACTTGTCCGTAACTTCATCAACCACGGTGTAGTATAGATTGCGGCCGATGTTGGAATTATTCTTCATCGTGGAAGAAAATGTACGCACAGTGTTCCATGTTTCAGCCAAAGGTCCATTAGACAAGACCAACTTTGGTTTTAATTTTTCATAGTCATCTGGACTTTCTGGCATCCAGAAATTCTTCTTAACCTTTTCAACAAGGTTCTTTTGTGTAACATCTACCAACTGTACGTCATCACCAAACAATGTGGTAATTGGCCTAGTTGGATATTTCTCATGCACTTCTAACCACTTTTGATATAAGGTATACTCACGTACATCCATCTGTGAGGCATACGTAAGGTCCTTAATCAATATTTCTTTCAACTGCTCGGTATCAATGTGTTCAAAACGTTCAGGTTCATTTAGTACCTGCCATTTGTCCCACTGAGCATCAACATAATCTATAGGTGTGGCCATTAAGTTTTTTTCATTTTCTTAGGATTGAAATACTTGCGTCTAATTTTATTCAGTCTTTTCAAACCATATTGTAACGCAAGTGGTTTTACACGACTAGTATACACTATTCCGTTCATGTGGTCAAGCTCATGGAGAAAACATCTTGCAGATATACCATTAAATGTTTTGGTACGTTTCTCACCTGTGAAATCTTGGTATTCAACTTCCACGGTTTCTGGTCTGGTGATGTGTAGATTTAGGAAAGGGAATGAAAGGCATCCTTCTTCCATGTGTTTTTCACCTGATGATGAAATGATTTTAGGATTAAAGTATGCCACATATTCTTCACCTGCACCCATGACGAAAACACGGTACTCAAAACCACATTGGTTGGCAGAAAGGCCAATACCATTTTGTTTCTTACAAGTTTCTACCAATGTGGATGCAAAACTATTTGGATTAATTGGCACATTTTCAAAGTCGAACTCAGGTAAAACTTTGTAAAGGGCTGGGTGGTCTGGAGGAACCAAATCAAATGTTTCAACTTGTGTTGCTGTTGGTTTAATCTTAACCGCATCTGCTGTGTCATATAAGACAATATCTTCTGTACTCATTTTGCAATCCTTGAAAAATTATTTTTCTTTTCAAATTTAATAACCGAACGGAACTTATCGAACAGTTGGTCGCCTTTATGTGAGATAACAAATACATTTGTATCTGCACCCATTTCATGTATCAACTTCAGAAATTCTTCAGTGCCTACTGTGTCGAGGCTAGAATCAAACACTTCATCAAGTATCAACAAATTTGTATTGGTACTATTCTTTAGTTTGGCAATTTGTCGCCAAGTAAACAATAGTGCCAAGTCAATACGCATCTTTTCACCCTCAGAGAAATTAGCATAAGAGAAATCGTCACGGTGTCTACTCTTAATTGTTTCTTCAAAGTTTTCATTGATGTTAAAGTTGACAAAGAAGTCCATTGCTTTCAGGTACTTATTAATTAACTTGTTCATAATTGGCAAGTATTGTTTGATGATACGTGTCTTAATGCCACCATCCTTCAACAAACTACCCGCAAATTCATGGTAATGTTTCTCAATCAAACAACTTTCATAACCTTTCTTATAATCATCCAATGCAGCATTTAGTTCGGATAATTTTTGGTCACTACCTTCTGTGTTAACCTGTTTTTTGGCCAACTCATCAATCTCATTATTTAATTTAATAATGTAACTACTGATTGCTGACATGGTAGAGGTGTGTTTAATAATTTCACCATTATGTTGACTGATGTGAGAAATGATACTAGTGATTGATTCTATTTCGGAAGTTACTTTGTTTAACTCCTGTTCAATCTCAGATAGGCCAGTTTTTTGTGTAGAGATTTTCTCTGACTTTTCTTGTACTTGAGAACCTTTCCACTCAGGTGTAATAGGTTGTTTACATGTTGGACAATCGTGGTTGTTTTCATAGAAGTCAATCTCCTTTTGATTACGGTCAATATTAGTCTGAACTTTACCTTTGATTTGAAATAGACCCTTGGCTTTCTTGTCGAGTTTCTCTTTCTTATCACCAACTTTATTTTGTAATACTGAAATGTGTTTGTTAATCAACACAATATCATTTTGCAATTTACTATGTTGTTCTTTTGATTTTCCAATTTCTTCCAGTTTACGATTAATTTCCGCATCGTTGTTCTTCTTATGTTCTTCGATGTTTTGTTTTTGTAACGTTATCTTTTCTTCTGTAAGTGATATGGCATACTTTGATTTATTTAATTCTTCTTTGATGGCTGAGTTTTTTTCTTTGATAACGTTATTCATTGAGGAAAAGATTTGAATGTCTAATAGGTCTTCAATGATTGCTCTACGGTCAGATGCCGATAACTGCATAAACGGAACAAAAGATGCTGAACCAAGAATGACAACCTGCGTAAAAGACTTGTAATTTAATTTGAGAATATTATTCTCTAGTATCTCTTGATAGTCTTTTGCAGCTGCATCTTGGTTCAGCAATACATCATTCAGATAGATTTCAAATACGTTTGGTTTAATACCACGAATTACTTTGTATTTCTTTTGGCCAATATTAAATTGTACTTCAACTACAGCCTCTTTACCATTAACAGAGTTTAACAACTGTGGTTTATTAATTTTACGAAAAGGTTTACCAAACAATCCAAAACATAATGCATCTAGGATTGTAGACTTGCCTGCACCATTGTGTCCTATAATCAAGGTGTTATTGGACTTAGTAAAATCAATCTCAGTAAAATGTGCTCCAGTGGACAGAAAATTCTTCCACTTTATTTTTTGGAATAAAATCATGCTTGTTCAGTATTCAATGCCTCTACGTAGAGTTCTTTCAATAATGTTTTTAACCGGTCGTTGTCAATGCTTTCTTCCGTAATACCATCAACATACTTGTTTAATATAGTGAGTGTGTCTTCCGCTTCATCTACCACATCTTCACCATCTTCTAGTTCTGTGAAATCTTCTGCAATAGTAATGTCCGCAGGGTTTACATTATACAGGTTATTCATGAACTTGTCAAACAAATATGGGTTGGTCTTGTTAATTACAACCACTTTAACATATGTATTCGTATATGGTTTCAAATCCATATTGTCAATCTCTTTGATTGTTTGTTCTTTATCATCGTAACTAATACGATGGAACATTTTATTTGGATTCTCTATGAACTCAAGTTGGTGAGTATCCAAATCAAACAAATGAAAACCCCGGCTGTCATTATAATCTTGCCAAGTAAGTTCGTACGGATTTCCCAAATAGTAGATATCATCACTAGAAGATTTGTGATGGTAATGACCACTAAAAGTGTGACTAAACTTCCTAAAAATTCCACGGTCTAACCCTCCTTCAGATGGCATGCCACGATGCATGGCAAAGCCTGCAATTTCAAAATGTCCCATACAAAATTTTGCATCTGTATCTTTTAATGTCTGCATCGAATCATCATAATTCTCCGGACAAATCCAAGGCATCATACAAATCTTATGTGGTCCAACATATATTTCGGCTGGATGGTCAATAACATTTAAGTTGATACCATATTCACCCAACAATAAGTCCGCTGAGTTAACATCGTTAGTGTTCTTAAAGTATGTATCGTGGTTACCTGCCAGCATGTGTACCTGTATACCCATATGAAAGAGTGGGTCAAAGAACATTTGTTTGGCACGTTTTAGTGAAAAGAAATTGACATACTTCCTACGGTCAAAAGTATCACCAAGTATAAGTACAGTATCAATCTTTTCTTTTACCAAAGTTGGAAAGAATGTGTCTTTATAAAACTTCTCATAAAAATCCAAAAACAAGGTTGAATCATTTCTGGCACCAAAGTGTTGGTCGGTAATTATTGCAACTTTCATAATATATTTTTCATCATCTTTTCAGCTTCTGTGTCTACCACTCTTTGTCTCAATTCTGTTGTTGAAAATGTGTGTTCACGTTTGTTGAAGTAAAATTTAATACCTCTAGTAATACACTCTTGTCTACCAGTAAATGACCTATTTTCATATTCATTTCCTAAAATCCTAACGTTAATAGGATAAGAAAGTAATATGTCTATCAAATCTTTTTCTGTGGCATATACCACAATTTCATCCACAAATTTACAAGCTTGTAGTTGTACATACCTTTCAAATATACTTTGAACTGGTTTGTTTTTTTCTTTTGGTCTATCAATAGTCGGGTCTGTTTGCAAACCCACTATCAAGTAGTCACATTGAGATTTGGCTTCCTTAAGCATAATAATATGACCAGCATGAAACAAATCAAAAGTGGAACAAGTAAATCCAATCTTCATTATATCACTCCTCAATAAATTTTTCAAGCCCTTTGGGTTTCTTTGCCGCATCTTTGCCGGCTTTCTTGGTCTTTCTGGCATCTTCATATGTCTCAATGAACTCTGCGATATTATCATATAATTCGAATTGTTTGGTACTGCCATCTTCACCTTCTAGCATTTCAAATTCATCCAGAATACCATACATCTCTGTGGCTTTGTACTTTACATACAGTTGTTTCTTTTCTTTCTGTATGCGTCTTAGAAAAGCAAAGTAAATGATTTGGGTAAAATACGCAAATGGATTGGATGACTTCGTTGGATCAAAGTTCTCAAAATACATTAAACAATTCTCGATACCATCTGAGACCATTTCATCTCGGTATGTGTAATTGATAAAGTTTGGTTTGTGTGAAAGACCTTCGGCAATTTTCATCCAACATTCACCAATGTAATTTGGAATGTTTGGTCTTGGTTTGCCGGCCTCATCGGCCTCTATGCATCTGGTCTTGTAATCGACAAGTGCCTTTAGGAAATCTTGATTGTTTATATAATGTTTCAGTTTACTCATTCAAATGTACCATAAAAAGTTGTTGACAAGGGGCTTGACATGTGATATAGTCCACGGTGTTCCCCTATGATATTAATGTATTAAGGATTTACCAATTTCCTTTTCTTCGAAAGCAGCTAGTACCTCATCATTGAGTTCCACTTCTCTTTCTTTTCTCTCAGAGTCTTTCAACCTAATGACGGATGTTGAATAGTATTCTTCAAAATCATCGGTTGGTTCCATTGTGCATAGAATGTAATCCATCCCAATTTCAACAGATTCACCTTTCATCACAAACACAGGTAACCAGTGTTGCAATATTAGATTTGTGCCTCTGAGTTCAAACAACATGGGATTGTCAATCACCACTTTGTTATTCTTTTCAAAAATGCAGTCACAGATTATATCTAGACCATCTTTTAAACGTAAAATTTTAACTGCCATTTTTTAGTCCTATATTGTAAATTTTAAAAGAGAACTGTTCTTCATTATATATCTTCACTCTTTCAACGAAATGTTGTAGAGTAAAGTTTGTGTGTTTTTTTATTCTTAGGTCATCTGCAATATCATAAAGAGTTGCAAGGTCTTTGCCGTCCGATTGTCTTAGTCCACGGCCAATAGACTGTAAATTTCTAACTCTAGATTTAGATGGTGAGGTAAATATAATGTTGTGTAGATTTCTGATGTTTGTACCAGTACTTGTTGTACCAAAAGAAGCCACAAAGATTGCGTCATCTTCTACTTCCATAATTCTACGTATTTCTTCCCTAACTTCCGTTTCAACGTCACCGTCAACAAAGAATACTTTTCGTCCAACTGCCTTTTCTTTAATGATTTCATACAACAGTTTACCATGTTTCTTCATTTGAAACAATACCAATGTATTTTTGGTTAGACTTACGGCCAGATTACGAATGAATCGGTTGCGGTTTTCTGACTCAATCAAATACTTTAATTCATCTGGATAAGACTTGTCTTTCATTTGTTGACAAATCTCCTCTGAATGTTTCAGTACCAAACACTTGATGTTAAATGATGATAGTTGTTTCTTATCAATCAATTCTTTGGTTGTTACAACCCTTTTAGTTGGCCCAAACAAACCTTCTAGTACCAGTTTGTGTGTTTTGGTTCCGTCCAAAGTTCCAGTAAGACCGATTCGGTACTTGGCATTGATGCATGATGTTAATATGGAGGTCAAAGATTGTGCTTTGAATAAGTGTGCCTCATCACCAATTACGTAATCAAACTGGTGGAAATATTCCGGTGGCATTTTGTATAGTGATTGCCATGTGGAGATTGTAATGGCTTTGTCGGTGTTCTTTTCTTTACCTTGGTAGATTCTGTGTACGTGCATGTAGTTTTTAAAACCAGATTCACTTGCATAGTCTCCAAAATCTCCATACAATTGTTCAACCAATGAGGTTGTTGGTACAATAATAAGACCTTTCAGGTTCTGATAGTCTAGTAGTTGGCGGCAAATTAGATATATGATTAGTGATTTGCCTGATGCAGTAGGTGACAACAACAAAGTTCTACGTTTCTGTATGGCTTCGATAAACGCATTTTGTTGGTGTTCTCTAACTCCAATTGGTTTGCCTTGCGAATGTAGATTCAAAGTGTCAAAGAATTTATGTGCATGATACACAGAGTATTCATCTTCAATCAAGTCGTGTGAGTATGCATACCCACGTTCATCACAGAATTCGGTGAGATATGGAACAAGACCGAGATATAGTTGACTGGTCTGTAGATTGAATAGTCGAATCTTACCATCCCAAATGCGATTCCGATAGGCTGGAACGAACTGATAACCAGGCACAAAGAACGTGAAGTACTCTGATAGTTCCCGTGCAACGTGGCGTTCGCATTCCACTTTGCCGTAGACTTCGTTTACTTTGGTTATCGTAATGTGTTCATTGGCCTGCAACGAATTTCTCCCAAGAGATAAAATCCCTTAACTGCCACGTTCTTTGTTTAAGTTCTGCCATCACCGATTCTATTACGGAGATAACTTCTTCGTGGTAGACCTTCTTCTCAAGTAACTTGATAAGGTCTTTGTCTGCTTCTAGGTAAGTATTGATATCCGACTTGAGTGCAAATTGGAATGGTTCCCATCCGTATTCTTCCAATTCTTCTTGGGACATTTTGCCGGTAAAGTATTCCCACTTGACCTTACGCATACGTAAATAATCAAAGTGAGCCTTTTTGGAGGCAATTCTATGTTTAGTAAGAATGCCAAGATACTTACTATGATATTTGGGAATGTTTAATAGTTCTTTAGATGGTTCGGTTTGGTCTATAACCGCATCTTTTTCCCACATTTTTAAAACTTGTTCAAGTGTTTCCATATCTATTCATAAATTACAAATTATTCTTTAGAATCAACAACTTAATGTAATCCTAACTATTCAAAACATTATAACATAAAACGATTAAACTGTCAAGTATGTATATGATTGATATCTAAATGTTGCCGTTGCGGTCAGTATTGTATCCGCAGATTGTGTTGTATCAAATCTAATATCACTAATACTCAAAGGGAATAAATTCGTGTAATGTATTCTCAGTAAAGGATTATTCAAACCACTCAATACACTTAATGTGGCATCTGAAAAGTGTTTATTGGTTTGCAACTCTCTACTACCACCACGTTTTTCAAATCCATCTGGATCAGCCATTGTCAAAAACCAGTCATACAGGTTTTTCCATCCTTGTAGTTCTTCATCCAATATGAACTCTACGACCAATGGATCGTATGTCAATTTTGTACCAGGTGAATACATGTCCAAAAATGGTGTTGCTCGACTTACTTCACCTAAAGATACACCAGGAAGATTAACAGTTTGGCAAAAATATTGT